GGTCGAAAAGATTATGACTGTATTTGATAAATCAAACTTCTGTGTTGAAGGAATACAATGTGTAAACTATCGTCTTGGTCATGATGATGACCGTCAACGTTCAAACTATCTCGACATTAACGAGAACGGTCATTGTAGTAATAGGAAATCAAAAATTGTCTATGATTGAAACTAAAAACCAAACAAAAAGAAAAATCGAAACCACGCTATGTTCGATGATTGTTTTGTTTGGAATAAGTTTGCTAGGTCTTATCTGGCATGTAATTACTCTATGAAGAAAATACGCGCCGTGGGAGGAACTGGCATTTCTCAGTGCGACTTATAATCGTGCAAACTTGGTTCGATTCCAAGACGGCGTATTATAAATAAAGTAGAGTCGCTGATGTTCAGGGCTCAGGTATTACTCGCTTAGAAAAGGAGAACAAGATGATTAATACGCAACACTTTGTCGGTCTATCCGAAAAATTCTGGGATGATATTAGTTGGTTCGAATCACTGCAACGATCAACACAATCATTCCCGCCCTACGACCTTTTACGAGTCGATGATGACAACGCAGTATTGGAGTTTGCTCTTGCGGGATATGATAAAGAAACAATTGAAATCAATGTCAATCCTACTGAAACAAATGTTCGCATTCTCGAAGTTTGTGGAGGAGCAAGTGATGATACGAACTCTGATGAATCATACGAGCATCGAGGCATCGCACGCCGAAAGTTTACTACGAGAATCCCATTGTCACAATACTGGGAAGTTTCAGAGGCAAAATTCGATAATGGAATTTTATCGGTAAATCTTTATAGAAATGTACCAGAAGAAAAGAAGCCACTGTCAATCAAAGTAAAATGATTCACGCTTAAATAACCACACGAACACCCAAGAGAAATCTTGGGTGTTTTAGTATAAATACCTTTGATGAAAAGACACGTTCTTTTGTTGAATGCTAGTGAAGAAGTTTTGGATATTATTAGTTGGGAACGAGCAGTCAAACTTTTGTTTAGTGACCGAGTAATTGCACCATACAACTTTGAACACACATACGAACTTCTTTGTACTCAAGAAAAGAAGTTTGAGTTACCATCTGTTCTGATGTTGAAAAACTATGTTCACATTCCATATTACGAAGTCATTCTCTCCAAGAAAAACATTTTCAGAAGAGACAACTATCGCTGTGGCTATTGTGGTAAAAAATTAGAAAAAGGAGAGGCAACTGTTGATCACATCATGCCAAGATCTCGTGGTGGAAAAAATACATGGATGAACATGATCACTTCTTGTCATAAGTGCAACAATCGAAAAGGTTGCAGAACGCCAGAACAGGCAAATATGAAGATGTCTTTCAAACCGTTCAAACCGACACCGGCTACAATTTTTGAAAATAGCGTTGGAGATCAAGAAAACGAGATATGGAACAGGTGGCTGAAAAGCATGAAAAGCCACTCAGTCAGATAATCTATATCTATTGCTTGACACGACTTGTTTTTCTGTTATACTTTTAGTATGAACATTTTTGCTATTGACAAAGACCCTATTGTTTCTGCTCAGTCTATGTGTGACAAGCACATCGTCAAAATGATTCTTGAGGCTGGGCAGATGCTCTCTACATCTCATCGCTATCTTGATGGTGATCTTTACTTTGAAATGAGCAAAGGTGCTAAGCCAAGAAAGATCAAACGATGGCGTCTAAATGATGATCGTGAAGACTTATTGTGGAAAGCAACTTTTCTACATCACCCGTGTACCGTGTGGACATTTGAAACATCTGAGAACTATTCTTGGCATCAGAAACACGCAAAAGCGTTGTGTGAAGAATACACATATCGTTATGGCAAAAGACACAGTGCAGAAAATCTCATTGACAGACTAGAGCAGTTGCCTTACAATATCAAACAAGGTAAACTTACAAGATTTGCTGTTGCGATGCCCGAAGAGTACAAAGTTGAAGACGCCGTTGAATCATATCGAAACTATTACAACGGTGCGAAATCCTATTTTGCAAAATGGACCAAGAGAGATGTTCCTTCTTGGTACACTGGAGTATTTAAAAATGCCGACGTATGATTATTGTTGTGGTTCATGTGACTACACATCTGAAGAGCAATTGCTAATTAAAGATCGAAACAAACCCACAAAGAAACCATGCCCCAAGTGTGGTAAAAAAGATATCAGAAAAATGGTTGGTGCACCTGGTATTGGTGATGCTGTTTCTCTGGGTCGAAAAAAGATTGACAACGGCTTTCGTGATGTCTTGTCAAAAATCGAAGAAAAGACAGGACAAAAAGTGCAAAGGAAATTTGACTAATGTTTGAACATGTGAGCGTAGAACTTCCAGAAAGAAAAGTACGCACCGATGAAAGCACAGGTAAGCGATATTACATCATTGATGGTGTTGATGTACATTACCCGTCAGTGACTACAGTTGTTAATCACGAGAACGAAGAGTTTTTTGCTGAGTGGCGAAAGAATCCTGAAAACGCAAAGATGGCTGCTCAGGCTGCTGCACGAGGCAACAAGTATCACAATCTAGTTGAAGACTACCTTAACAACAAGAAGATCGAGAGTATTCCTCTCTTCGAGTCATCTAAATTCAAACTCGACAAGATCGACAAGATTCGAGCCCTTGAAGTTCCTCTTTGGGGTGATGTCTTAGAATTGATTCGTGAAAACTATGGATTGAACGTTAAAGGCAACTTCGGTGTTGCTGGTCGTGTTGACTGTATCGCAGAGTACGAAGGTCAACTTGCAGTCATTGACTTCAAGACAGCAAAGCGTCCAAAGAACGTAGAAGACATCGAGGGCTACTTGATGCAGGCAACATGCTACTCTCTTCTCTGGGAAGGACTTACAGGAGAAAAGATTCACGATGGTGTTATCATCATGGCTTGTGATGATCTCTCTTGCTCTGTTTACAAATTTAGAACCAAAAAACTAAACCGTCTAAATCGGTTAGTAGATATTATCAATACATATCAAGAAAAATACGGGAGACAAAATGGGATCAATATTCACAGTTAATACAAAAGACTTTTCAAAAAAGGTCGAAGATTGTGTGAAGAAAACTAAAATGACATACATGGATGCTGTGCTACATATTTGTAATGAGCATGAGATTGAGCCTGAAACAGTGAAGAAGTTTCTTACAAAACCAATCAAGGAGAAGATTGAAAATGAAGCAAGAAATCTCAACATGTTGCCAAAGAAAACGGAACTGCCTTTTAAATGAGTGTCAAAGTGAAAGGGTTTGAAGTTTACACTTTGTACGTTGCCATGAAGGCACACTTCAAAACAAAGTCGTACGACTTCGTGAAATTTGGTGGTAAGATTCGTAGTCGTGTTTCAACTTATGAAAATCGAAAAGACAAATACTACTTCGAGAAGTTGGCGAAGAAATACAGCGAAAACGAAATCAAAGAAATCTTACTTTCAAATATTGTAGAGAATGAAGACCTTTGGATCGGTGACGCATTTGATACCGATGCTGAAGACACATGGAAGAAATGGAGATCAAAAAAGGATTCACTCGAAAGAGTTTTCAACAGCGAGTTTAATTCCATTTGCGAGTTTGTTGAAGAAAACAATATGAAGTTTGATGAGTTCTTTCAATCAAACAATGGTGACCATCCTGAGGTACTAAAATGGTATCTACGCAAAGATGTTTCGGTTGAAACCTTTTTGATTCTCGATTCACTTATGAGTTTTGTTTTGCGTTTGAATTCTGATTTGAAAGATGATGTGGTCTGGAAAGAACACTCACAGAAAATCATCAAGTACCGTTCATTCTTCTCAACCGATACAAAACGTTTTCGCAAAAAAGCCTTGGATATTCTCAAAAAATATGAGATCCAGAAATAAATAATAGTATACTAAAGCACATACGGAAATATACAGCAAATACAAGGAGAAAAAATTATGTCGTATGCAGATTACAAAAACAGAAAGAAGAAAAATCTTGGCAATCTTCAGAAAGAACTGGAGAAGATTAACACCAAGACCACCAAATCGTATGAAGATGATCGCTATTGGAAACTCTCTTGTGACAAGTCGGGTAATGGTTACGCAATCATTCGTTTCCT